CTTCTGCATCTGAGGGTATAGTATTGGGTAGCTTCTCAGATTATGTGATAGCTCAATGGGGTGGTATTGACCTTACTGTTGATCCATACACTAAATCTGCTGAGGGTAAAATACGTTTGGTGATCAACACTTATTTTGATGCTAAACCACGTAGAGATTCATTTGTATGTAAAACTGTCTAAGTCTTACTCAGTTTAATCTATTCATATAAGGTCAGGAGAAAGCCTCTGTGAGTTAAATAGAGGCTCTCTCACAGCCTTAAATCTAAAAAGAATATTATGGCACATTACGTAGAAATAGAGGACCTTAAAAGGCAGCTAAATATAGATTTAGATTATACTGATGATGATGTGTATCTTGAATTTCTATGTGATGCTGCTGAGAATACAGTATGTCAGTATTTGAATATTGAACCTTGTGATCTGATACACAATTGTGACGCTAATGACTGTGAGCTAGGTGAACAAAAATATCATAATAGGGTAGAACCTATCTTTCAAGCTATACTTATGCTGGCAGCTGATATGTATAACAATAGGGAATCAAACATTACAGGTGTAAGCATATCAAAGAATCCCACGTTTGAGTTATTGCTAGCTTTGTATAAACAATATTAAATCGTGGTAACTATGAATTCAGGAGTACTTACAGAGAAGATAATCTTTCAAAAGAAAGGTACTATCAAAAATATCTATGGTGAGAATCAAGAAACTTCTTGGGTTGATGAATTCTCAACAAAAGCTTATTTGAAGGATCAAGACAGCCAATATGTCTTAGCTAATATGGAGCATCAATTTGTAGAGAGTATTACTTTCTGCATCTGGTTATACAATGTCAAGAAGCTGAAAGGTAAGGAAGATCAATACCGAATATCTTATGGTGGTAGAGTATACAGGATCTTATCTATGAGAGAATCAAGAAAACGTCAAGTCTTGGAAATCAAATGTGAGTTAATAAATGAATAAAGTCGTAATAACAGAAAACGTTTTTAAAGGTCTTGGAATACTACAATCACAAATACCTGCTGTTGTAGCAAAAGCATTGAGAGCTGGTGCTACTGAACTAACTAAGCAAACAAAGAAGAATCTTAGAGCTTCAAACTTTAAATCTAAGGATATGACCAAAGGTATCAGATACAAAGTTGACAAAGACTATCTTGAAGCTAAGGTTCATATAATGGGGCACCCATTATTGAGGATCTTTGAAAAGGGTACTTACAAATCTGGTATACGTAGAACTAAGAAAGGTTATAGTAGAGGTTCTATAAAGCCACATAGTTTCTTTGCAACTGCTAAGGGTAATATGAGTGGTGTTCGTGATAAGATCTTTAAAAAGTTAGATGAGGAAATCAATAAATTGAAATAAAAATGGCTAGACAAATACAAACAATTTCAATTGGTAAGATTATAAGTGATGCCTTGAAACTTTATCAGTCACAATATACAGTAGCTCCTGTTATAGTACCACAGGATACCAAATATCCATTTGTTGTATATAAGAAAACTGGACTTGAAGCTGGTACTCATACTTCAATGGATTTACTACCAGTTCCTGAGAAAGTCTATGTTGAGGTTTCTGTGGTATCAGATATATATGGTCAGACTATACAGATAGCTGAGCAAATCAGGAATAGTCTTACGGGTATTACAAATCAAGAATCTTATGATCTCAGGGTTGAAAACTCTTATATGACAAACTGTACAGAGGATTACATAGAAGGAGCATATGTTCAAATAATGACATTCTGCTTTGTATGTAATCACGTTTTAAATAAACAAGATAAATTAATTTAATTAAATTAGAATATTATGGTAATTAAAGGTAATGAGCTAATGCTCTTCATTAGTGGTAAGAGTATTGCATATGCAACTAACCACACGTTGAACATATCAGGTGATGCAAAAGATATATCTTCAAAAGATAATGTTGGTGGTTGGAATGATAGTGAGATGGGAAATCTCAGTTGGACAGTAAATTCAGAGAACCTTATGGCTAATGTTGGTAATGGGTATGTCTTTGATGATTTATTTGACTTGATGATTGCTAAGGAAAAGATTGATGTTGTATTCACACGTAGAGCAGGTGGTGTAAATTCTGAAATAGGAACTGATGGTTGGTCTGTTGGTACTGAAACACAATATCAAGGTCAAGTTCTTATTACTTCTTTGGAGCAAGCAGCATCTAATGGTGAGAATGCAACTATGAAAATTGATATGACTGGTTGTGGTCAGTTGAAGAAAGTAACTGCTATATCAGCTAGCACTAAATCAACTGGTACAACAACTACAAGTAAATAAATAACACGTTTTGCTAATCTTAATTTTCATATAACACATATTTATAAACATACAGGGTATTTGGCTGAGAAGCTGGATACCCTTTTTTATTGCAATTAACTGGTATTTGTATATAAGAAACTTTTAAATTTAAATAGACGTATGAATAAGGTTAAAACTATTACAATCAATGGTATTGAGTACAAAGTAAAATACACAATTAGAGCATTATTCTTGTTTGAGCAAATAACAGGTAAAGCATTTGCTATTTCAACGTTACTGGATAACTACCTATTCTTCTATTGTATAATCTTAGCTAATAATCAAGATGTTTCATTAGAATGGGATGCTTTCCTGAATGCTCTTGATGAGAATCCAGCTTTGTTTGCTGAAATGAATGGCTTGGTTGAACAGCACCAAAAGGATGAAGAGATCTTCAATCAGGGTGATGATTCTGGTGAAGGAGAAGATAAAAAAAAAGACTGAGCGTATCTGAGTTATATAGTATATTGGTATTACAATTGGGGCTTAATCCATCATACGTCTTAGATCAAATGCAGATGTATGAGGTTAGGTCCCTTTTGCAATATAGCTATTATCGTGATAAGGAATCTTGGGAACAATCAAGGCTTATAGCTTATATAACAGCTCAGACTCAATCTACCAAAAGAATGAAGCCTACTGATATAATGACCTTTCCTTGGGAGAAAGACTTGCGTAAGCAATCTAATGAAGAAATAGAGGTATCTCAAAAGGACATTGATGCTCTGGCTGAAAAGGCTAAGCAAATGGAAGAAATATTTAAAAAGAAGTAATATATGGCACAAGATTATAGTATTCATTTTACTGCTGTTGATAATGGACTATATAAACAGCTACAAAATACTAAGAAAGAATTAGAAACGTTAGGCGTATCAGCAAATAAACTTAATGTTATTAAGACGCAGTTTGATAAAACTAAGAATAGTTGTATTCCAGCGCAACAAGAAGTTTATAAACTTAAACAGCTAATACTGGAATTAAAATTAGCAGGTGAAGGAGATTCTCCATTACTTAAGAATATAATGCAGCAAGCAAGACAAGCGCAAAAGGAAGTTCAAAAGATAAATAAAGAGAAAGCTAGAATAGACTTTGATATTAATGGTACTGATATGGTTGGTAAACTGAAAGGACAGTTATCAAGCGTTTTAGATGGTTTTGGCTCTAATTTAGGCATTGGAAATATTAGTGGTATGTTATCAGGTGTAGCTGGACCTGCTGCAATAGCTGCTGCTGGTATAGGTGCTATGGGTACTGTTTTTGTAAAAGCTGCAAAATCATATACAGATTTTGAAGCGCATTTAGCAGGATTACAATCCTTGACAGGTTTATCGGATAAGTCAATGTCTGAATTATCAGACAGCGCAATTGAGATGTCAAAAAAATATAGATCCTCAGCATCAGATATTGTGGATGCAATGAAACTGATAGGATCACAAGCACCAGAATTATTGAAAAGTAAAGATGCATTATTAGCAGTCACTGAAACAGCAAACGTTTTAGCAGAAGCTGGTCAAATTTCTGTTACAGACGCTGCAACAGCTATCACTACTGTTATGAATCAAATGGGAGTTAGTAGTTCAGAAGTTGAAAAGATTGCAAATATACTTGCAGCAGGATCTAAACAAGGTGCTGCTGATATTGAGTATCTTAATACAGCGTTTGAGAAATCTGGTACACTTGCAGCTTCTGCTGGTATGGGTTATACAGAGTTAGCAGCTATGATTGAAACAGTAGCTCCTAAATTTAGTAGTGCAGATGTAGCAGGTAGTAAAATATCAGCAACATTAACCAAATTAACTTCGCAATCTAATGATCAATTTAATCCTGCGGTT